TTGTCTAATTTAATCAGCGACTTCATAGACTTGATCTGAGTCTTTAACATTGTTACCGATTCCTTGTAATTCCTTTCTGTTTCAATCGCTTTCATAATTCTTTATTTTATTTAATATATTGCTCAAAAATAGGCATGCATATATAGTAAATTAAAAATGTATCTAGTATTAATTTTAATAATATTGAAAATGAATCAGTGAATATCAAAGTTGGAAGTAAATCTACCGTAGTTATTACTCCAATTGAAGCTATAATTATAAGTATAATACCTATAATTCCTCTAATGTGTTTTATCTTAATCATAATATATCTTTGTATATTAATTATACCACACTATTTAAATATTTTAATAACTATCAAATTTAAATGTCTGTGAATACTATGTTATCAGACGTCATATTTTACATAAGTAATACATCAAGTTTATAGTAGATGTTATTTTAAGTTTTTTATAAAAGTTTCTACCTGTAATATGTAATTATCATACTCTTTTATTTCATCTTCTGAGTAACCATTGTGCTTTCCTATTTCTTTAAAGTTATCTTTCCAATATTCTACACTAAAACATTTGCAACCAATTGAGATTTTATTATCTCCTACATAGGTAACTAAATCTTTAGACCCGTTAAAATATAAAGATGTGAGTAGGTTTACATGAGCTCCAATTGTTACATGAGCTCCAATTGTTACAGAATCTCCAATGCGTGCAGAAGCACCAATGCGTGCAGAAGCACCAATATTTGCAAAAGCGCCAATATTTGCAGAATCTCTAATTGACACATCATTTCCAATACGTGTATCATTTCCAATACGTGTATCATTTCCAATTCTCACAAACTGTCCAATAGTGATATTATTTCTAGTAAAAACTTCTTTCAGTTCAAAAAGTTCGTTATATTCAAATAGTTCCCATTCCTCATTTTTATCTTTTAAATATATTAGTTTCATATTATTCGTTTGTAATAGCTCTTATTTGAATGCTAACTGCTACATATTTTACATTCACTTAGATCAATTTCAATATTTTATTTTATTTATTTCTTTAAGTGTTATTTTAATACATTGATAAGAACTCCAGACTTACTAATTATCACCCACATGTTATTTCTTTACTGATAAATCGTCGTGTAGTTTCGGTTTTAATACCAGTACATAAAACATCTTTAACAAATGTATATGCAAGCTCTTCTGATTTAAAATTAATTGGAGATGTATAACAATCGCCCATTCCACATGAAGTTTCTTCTGCGAATTTTCTATATGGAATTAATCCTAGGAATTTCTTCATATGATAAACTCTAAAATATGGTTCTCTACGCTTTCCTAATTCATCTATGTACTGATTGTGTTCTATATAATACTTCATATTTAAAAATTAGTAGTTTGACTTCCTATATTATCTGTATTACTCATGTGTTTGTTATGAAATTCCATAATCTTGTCTCGTGCTTCTTCTGCATTATCTACAATTCTAAATAGATCAAAATCAGACGGGCTCATTTTATTACTTTCTAATACAGTATCCTTTAGCCAATCAATCAATCCTGACCAGTAATCTTTACCTACTAGAACTATTGGATATTTTACATTATGTCCACACTGTGCTAATGTAATTGCCTCAAATAATTCGTCTAATGTACCAAGTCCACCTGGAAATACTGCGAATGCTTGTGAATATTTTAGAAACATTACCTTCCTAGTAAAAAAATACCTGCATTCTATACCTAGGTCGACATACTTATTCATTCCAGATTCAAATGGTAGTTCAATACCAATTCCAATAGATTTACCAGAAACTTCATGAGCTCCATGGTTGGCTGCTGCCATTATACCAGGACCGCCACCCGTGATTACACCGAATCCTTCACACGCTATCATCTTTGCAAATTCTCTTGCTTCGTTATACCATTTACTTCCAGGTTTGGTTCTAGCGCTTCCGAATATTGACACGCATGGCATATCAATATCGTTAAATGTATCAAAACCCTTTGTAAATTCTCCTTGAATTCTGAGAATTTGCCAAGCATCGTCTGCTTTATTTTTCATATATTATATAATTTAATAGTGATTATATTACTTACCAGGTTTAGTTATTTTAGCCTTCTTGATTTTGATGCTTATTTTATTTTCCTTCTTATCAAGTCCTATTTTAATCGTATCACCTTCCGCTAAGTGAGAATTTATAATCTCTTCAGCTAATGGATCCTCTATATTTTTCTGAATAGCTCTACCTAATGGTCTTGCACCATACCTTGAGTCGTATCCTTTATCTGCAATAAAATCCTTAGCAGTTGCTGTCATTTCAACCTTGTATCCCAATTCATTAATTCTACCATATAACTTAGCAAGCTCGATATCAATAATTTGATGTATATGTTCTTTCTTTAGTGAATTAAATACAACCATGTCATCAACTCTATTTAAAAACTCTGGTGCAAACGCTTTCTTTAATGCTTTATCAATAACAGATGATGCGATTGTTTCTTCTTGAGATTCGCGCGCAGTTGTTCCAAATCCAATACCTGTTCCAAAATCCTGTAATTGTCTTGCTCCAATATTAGAAGTCATTATAATAATAGTATTTTTAAAATCTATCTTGCGTCCTAGACTATCAGTCATGTGACCATCGTCTAATACTTGTAAAAGTAAATTGAATACGTCTGGGTGTGCTTTTTCAATTTCATCTAATAATATAATTGAATATGGCTTGCGTCGTACTTGTTCTGTTAATTGGCCGCCTTCTTCATATCCAATATATCCAGGAGGGGCTCCTGCTAATTTAGATATAGAAAACTTCTCCATATATTCAGACATATCAATCCTAATAATTGCTTCTTCTGAATCAAATAATGTCTTAGCTAATACTTTAGCCAATTGAGTTTTGCCAACTCCGGTTTTACCAAGGAAAAAGAATGAACCAATTGGTTTGTTCGGATCCTTTAATCCCGCTCTATTTCGTTGGATTGCTTTAACTACTTTTGCTACTGCTTCATCTTGACCAATAACACTTTTCTTAATGGATTCTCCAAGATTAATAAGTTTACCGGATTCTGTTTCTGAAACTTTTTGTAACGGTATACCAGTCACCATTGATACTACTTCAGCAACGTGTGCCTCAGTTACTTCAATTTTATTTTTTCTAGTCTCAGCTTCCCATATATCTTGTGCATATTGTAGTTCTTCAGCTAATGATCGTTCATCATCTCTTAGACTAGCTGCTTTTTCATATTGCTGAGCCTTTATAACAATACTTTTCTTAGCACTTATCTTTTCAATTGCTTCTTCTAGGTCTACAATATTCTTAGGAACATTAATATTAGTAATATGAACTCTAGATCCAACTTCATCTAGCGCATCAATTGCTTTATCGGGTAAGTATCGATCTGACATATATCTCTCAGTTAATTTTACGCATGCTTCGATTGCTTTATCTGTATATGAAACAAAATGATGATCCTCATATCGTGATTTAATATTTGATAGAAGCTCAATAGTTTCACTAATTGATGTAGGTTCTATCAGAACCTTTTGAAACCGTCTAGCAAGTGCGCCATCTTTTTCAATATATTGGCGGTACTCATCCAGTGTTGTTGCACCGATTACTTGTATTTCTCCTCTAGCTAATGCAGGTTTGAACATATTAGATGCATCAAGCGAACCCGATGCTCCTCCTGCTCCAATAATAGTATGAATCTCATCTATGAATAATATAATATCCTTAGATTTCTCTAATTCGTTCATAACCGCTCTCATTCTTTCTTCAAACTGTCCTCTATATTTAGTACCAGCAACCATTGATGCTAGATCTAAAGATATAACCCTTTTGCCAAATAGGGTTCTAGCGACTTTCCTTTGTACGATTCTTAATGCTAGGCCATCAGCTATCGCCGATTTTCCTACACCTGGCTCACCTATTAGAATTGGGTTATTTTTCTTTCGTCTTGATAAAATCTGAGATACGCGTTCAATTTCAGAATGACGCCCAACAATAGGATCTATCATATTTTTTTCCGCTAACTCAGTTAAATCTCTTCCGTAATTATCTAATACTGGAGTTTTTGATTTACTTGTAGACTTTGATTTTAATGATCCTGATCCATGTTCATCTGAATCACTGTAGTCATCACCTGATTCATCAAATTCAGATCTAATTGAGTATTTGTCATCTTTCATATTTTATATTTTATTGTGTTAATTTTTCGGTTACAGTCTAGTCCCACCATCCTAATATATTATCTTGCATTATTTTAAACAGTAACTTATGTGCTCGTGTCTGGTTAATGTTTCCTATATTCATTGCTATGATTTGTTTATTATTTTCTCTACCTTCTCTATTAAATACACCTTCACCATTTAAGACTCTTTTATGAATCAATGGATATTTAGCGAAATAGTCATCGAAGTTTTCTTCTAGAAGTTTAGATTCCCATGTTAATGAGCCAGTACTATCATCAATTGGCTCAAACCAATGTTTTGTTTTATGGTAATCTAAGTATTCGCTATCATAAAACTCATCTTGAACTAATTGCATTAACTTAACACAAATTCTCATATCTCTTGCATCATGTTGAGCTCGTGTATGTATATCTCGTCCTGCAATATAATTTGCCTGTGCTGTTAGTTTATGTTTTAAGATCTCAAAGATATAATAAGAATCCCAATTACGATCTTTCCATATAATAGGAAACCAATATATAATATTAACTACTCCTATTTTAAAGTTACGATACATATACCTACCATCTTGTTCCCACCACAATGGGATGGATTCTAGTTTATTTCTAATCCATGAGTTAGATTCTCTCTCATCATCCCATTTTTCAAATATGTCTTTTTCTGGTTCCATATAATATCTTATTTAAAATTAACTATATTTTGATAAGAACTAATAATTCCTATTATATATCCTATAAGGTCAAATGTATATGTTGAATCTATTTTGATTTTACCATACCAATCTGAGCTTCTAAAGTTACCATAAATTAAATTATCTTCTAGTTTATACGTTCCCTCTTCAGTATATATTAAATAATGTGAATATGATGATCCATCTGACACTACTATAACATGTTCCTTATCGGTTACGGTTACTGTGATTGTCTCCTTGTTTCCGGATGAGGACACTGCATATGTAATTCCTCCCGCAATTATAATAAGTATTAATACCAATATTAAGTTTTTCATATAGTTTGTTTTAATAATTATATTATACTAATTGTTTAATCAATATTAACTTTAATTAGTGATATAATTGCGATTATAATGTATACAGCCAATCATAAATAATAATCTTTTCCATATAGGAAGTTTATGTTCGATCATATTATAAGTCTTTTCCAGCAGTTCGCACGTCTTGTTGTTTTTCTATCTCGTATTTCATCCACTTATCTTCCCATTCAGTCCTAATCTCTGAAGCATTAAGTATTGAAAAATCTCCACCTTTTTTACTTAATATCTTCTGAATCGTTATTATTAAATCAGCATGCTCGTAATTCGTGCCCATTCCGCATGATATTAATGCTAAATCTAGATACTTTGTATCCATATCGTTCTTATACCTGTGATCTACTTTCATATTAATTAATTACTTTGGGTTTTATAGGATCTTTATGTGGTCGATGTTCTATTTTGTTTTTTATCCACCATACATTATGTTCATGTTCCGTCATTCTACCCTTGTTCCATTCCCTAGATATCCACCTACGTCCTAACACTTCTATTATTTTATTATTGATTGGAGATATTATGTCAGATTTAACATCAGTTCCTGGTCCATCTGCATTATCATTTACCCACCACTTGGGCTTAAGCTCTTCTAGCTCCTTTGGAAATTTCCAGCAATTAAGTTCGCAATATATTCTAGCCCACTCAATTTTATTGATAGTTAACAACAATGTTATTAGATTATCTACTAGATCTACTCCCGCTGTATGTGGTCTAATCTTCATGCTATAATTATACTATATACTTGAATAAATAATCAAAAGGTACTGTAAGTATGTGTGTATTATCTAAAACTTATACATATTATAATGTATTATAAATAACATAATTATTCAATGGATACTTTAAAATTCGACCAATATATTAAGCTACAAGAAAAGATAGATACTGATGTATTGAGATTTGGACTATGGCTTCGTATGAATGAGCAAAATAATACAACTTCGAGTAGTGATCCAATTAGATCGGCGGCAATCGCACTTAGTAATGCAGAGGCTCTTGCTAAATCTGAAAAAATTATGCAGCTTGCTAAACTTAAGATAGTGAAACATTTTGAATGGTTCAAACCATATCTTAATATAATGCCACCCGTTCCAGTATTTGGAGCAGGATCTAAATCACAAGATGGAATTGGAACAATGTCAACTAGCGGATCTGCTATATATTATGATCCCAGGTTCGTTATTATATCATATGAAGAAGGTAAAAGGAATTTTGCTTCTGAAATAACAGATGATCAGAAGAAAAGAGGAGCACTTGCTGCTACTATCAAAGGCACAAGATGGTATAGTGATTATGCTACCTTTGTAATCATACATGAGATATTACATAATTCATTAAAACATTTCAGCAGAACTAGAAAAGATATTCAATCAGATTATCTATCACAACAACAAATATTTACGCTATGGAATCTTGCTCAAGATTATGAAATCAATAGAATATTACGTGCAGAAACTAAAATTGTATTAATGCCAGGCGGTGTTGATTTATACGAAGGACATTTCGTACCAGCTGAAGATGTAGAGTTTTTTGAAAATAGTACGTCGGACAGAATATTTTGGAAATTATTTCGAGATATGGAAAATCAAATTAGAGAAGAGAGAGGCGAAGAAGAAGAAGAAGAAGAAGAAGAAACAGGAGATGATGAAGGATCAGAAGATAACGGAGATGAAGGATCGGAAGATAACGGAGATGATGGTGATAACGGAGATGAAGGATCAGAAGATAACGGAGATGAAGGATCGGAAGATAACGGAGATGATGGTGATAACGGAGATGAAGACAGACCCCTAAAATCTGGAGATATAATTAAAGATAATGATACTGGAGAATATGGTCGAGTTACTAATGTAGCAGGAGATGATGTTCAATGGGATCCCATTAGTGATTCAGAAGCACGTATTGAATTATACGGAGAAAGTAATTGGCTAAATAACATATAAACAATGAGAACATCAAAAGTAAATAGATTAAGTCGTGTTAATAAAGAATCAGACAAGAGCAAAGGATCGAGTACTAACGTTTCGCCTGAATCATCATTAGGACAAGGAGAAGATCCTCAATCTAATTCATCACCGAGCGCGACTGAACCTACACCAGATCCAAATGCTGGCCCCGGAAACACAACATTGCGTAGAGATGAAAGATTAGCAGACGATTATATCAAACGAATGCGCGAACAATTGGGAAATGCAGATGAGTGGAATAAGGGACAGAGTGGAGGAGATGGTGATGGAGAACCTGGAGAGCTAGTTGATGGCGAAGGAGAAATACCCGGTGTAAATGGGGATATCGCAGATGAGCAGGAAAATCGAACATATGGAGAAATAGAAGCAGCTATTGAACAAGCAAATCGTGAAGTTATTCAAATGCAACCTAGAGGAAGAGAATCAAAAACCGACGATGAGAAAGGTACAGGTGGTAGTTCCGCTGGAGGATTTAGAGATAGATTAGTAATGGAGGGAAAATCTAAAACTGATTGGGCAAAATTGTTCTCAACACGATTATCAGCTTATTCGAATGAAATGGCAAGTAGAAAGCCATATCATAGAAGTTTTGTTGGTAACAAAATGATGAGAAATAGAATAACAAGTAAAACCATCGCCAAAGATACACTGCCTGAAACAAATCTTATAATTGATACAAGTTCAAGTTTAAGCTATGCTGAGTTATTAATTATAATGACAGAGGTACAGCGTGCACTAGAAGCAGCTAAGATTAAGAAACTCAATATGATATTATGGACAAGCACCGCATATTATCATCAAACATATAAAAATGTAACATCTAAAACATTTCCTACTATATTAAAGGACCTTAATGACAACTGGGTAGGTGGAGGAAACGATGTAAATTCAGTATATAGATTAATGAAGAAGAAGGGATGGATTAAAAAGTTCACGATCCATTTAACAGATGGAATGATACAAGATCATAAGAGCGGAGAAACTCAGAAACTTTCATCTGATGTATTAGATCCAAATAATACTATATTTGGGATTATATTCCCATCTAGGGGACTGAGTGTTAATAGTTATAATGAAATAGTTGATCTTTTTCCAGGAGAGAAAATTCCGATTTTCCTAGATTCAGATAAATTCTTTAAATAAATAATAAAAATAAAACTACATTAATATGCATATTAGTAATTATAAAAACTTTAGGAGAGAATCAATATCATTAAATGAACAGGTTTCAAGTGAAACAGATGACGGTTTATATATAGTACACGATGGATCGCCTGAATTAGCTGAGACTTATTTAGCAGAACTTAGAACTAAATCATCTGAGTCTAAAGCATCATCTAACTTAAATAGCATATTAACAAGAGGAGCAGCTGCTCTTTCAGCATGGCAAGATGCTTGGAAGAAACGTGAAGCATTAGATCAGGGTAAACTTAGAAAGGATGGAGACTGGTATATTGGAAAAGGAGCATGGAGAATAAATTCAAACAAAGCAATTAGACTAGGAATGAAACCATCATGGTTAACGGAATGGGAAGATCCATTACATGAAGAAATAATTGAAAGTTTTTTCCCAGAAATGCTTAGTGGCGATTACAATGACGGACAATACATTGAAGATGAAGAATATGATAATGTCAATCACGAATTAGAGTTAGAACCAGAATATGCAATGGCTGAGAGTAAAAAACTTAAGTACATTAATAGAATATACGAACAAAATGGTGATGAATTCACATTAGGACCACCTCGATCAAGTACAAAAGATGAAGTGAATGTATATACTCCAGATATGTTAATTGATAAATTAGTAAGGAATTACAACATGAGATCTAGAAAAAACGTTATGATCTGGGGAGCACCTGGTATAGGTAAAACTCAAATTGTTAAGCAGGCTGCACGTAAAATAGCAGCAGCTAATGGAGTTAGCAATTTACCAGTAATGATTGTTACGTTATCACAGATGATGCCAACTGACCTAGGAGGAGTTCCTTTACTATTTGATGCATCTGCCGGAGGAGAAGGTACAACAAAAATGGTATTTCCAGATTCGATGAAAGGTAAAGTTCAACAGGGATCTACTATTCCAGGTTGGTTACCAGGAGTACAAGATACAGAAGAAGGTATTTTATTCTTTGATGAGATCAACAGAGCAGATCCAGATATGTTAGCCGCTTCACTTACATTACTATTAGATAGAGAAGCAGCAGGTGGTAAATATAATATGCCAGCCGGATGGAGAATATGGGCAGCTGGTAATAGAGAAATGGACGGACCGGTTAAGCCATTGGAAGCAGCAGTTGCATCTAGATTCTTAGGAGGACATGTACATTTAGTTCCAACAATATCGGACTGGATAAAATGGGCAAGAAGTGATAAAGGATTCTTTTTTCCAGAAGGAGAAAGTAAACCAGTAAAAGAATTTTACGTGCCGAATGAATTTTTTGCATACATCAAACATACTGAATCAGGTAAGGGTAATCCTGAATATTTTGATTTAGAAGGAGATCCAATAAAAACTGAATTCAATCAGTTTTATAGATATGATAAAGCTAAACTAAGTGCAGGAGGAGAAGGAGTATCGGTTGGATTTCCAACACCTAGAAACTGGGCAGCCGCTTGGGGAACTATATATGATATGTTCTTATCTCAGGATAAATATCAAAGTCAATTACCTGAAGATTCAGATAGAGATACTAGAATGAATGGAGTAGACGCATTACCTTACTTATTAGCAGATAAACGAGATTCAAAAATAGCGGCAATGGAATTAGGTGATGTTGTTGGTAAATCAGCAGCAGATGATTTTATGAGTTATGTTAAAATTCTAGCAAGACATAGTGACGCAGACGGTACGATTAATGAAAAGATAGAAAACATATTTAAGGATAAATCTACTAGTAGAGTTAGGCCACTTCTTAATATACCACCGGTAAATACTTCCGAGAGAGAAAAGATTTTAAGCTTAATATTATCAGCAATAGAAGGAATGGGTAGCAACATGAAGACAAAACAATATTTAAATTGGACAGCATACTGCCTGGATTTAGTTGAAGATAGGAAAATTGACAGTGGCGAGGTTGGATCACATGTTAAACAAGTGCACGATTCATCTCAGGCAATCAGTCAATTAGCTAAGACTGTTATGGGTGACGCAATCAAGTTTAAAAGAGATGGCGGCCAGCAATACAGAGAAAATGCGTTAGCAATTAGACCATTTATTACAATGTTCCAGGAAATACTACATGATTTTAAAATATAAGTAATATAACATTGCTATTTACCAGCGGGTTTATTAAATATAGTTTTTCCAAGCGATATAACTTTACCTTCAAATATTTCAAGATTATCATTATTGTATATTACAATATCAGCTCTTGATTTAGGTACATTAAATGAATCTCTGCCTTCATCAGGTAGTCGATCGCTTGCATCTACCCATATAATGAGGTCGAATATTCCTTGTTTCATACATTCATCTATCTCATCTAAATCTCGCATTCCTACATAACAGTCAGATGTGCTAAGTATATTTTTTGCAAGTCTAGCTTTATCATTTTTGTTATAATCACATATCATATTATACCATTCAGCGCGATGGTTACTGCGATCATTAAAGCATTCTTCAGCATTATTATAGTTATACGTATCTTTCAATTCATTATATATAAATATTTCCGATGCTGCCATTGATGAGGATTTGAATGTCATTCCATAATCACGCTCTAATATTTCGGCCATTGTATCTTTTCCATGTCTGCCATTCCCGATTATTAATAATCTAGGTTTCATATTATGCTTTTTAATTAATTCCAATTGACTTACACATTTATACTATTTCGTCTTTGGTTTTTTCGTATTTTTTAATTAATCTTCTCATGTTAGATACTCCACGATATTCAATTAATTCATTTATTAACGGTTGATCCCTACTTAGCGCGGCAGATTTCTTACATCGCCCACTTGGTTTTTTGCTAGTAACATTTGTTAATTTATCCATATATTTTTAGTTTAACGTGTATTATAACTAAGCGAAGGAGTAATTAATAACCCTTGCAGTTCTATTTAGTTCACTATCAATATATGCAGTACCTCCGTTTATATTTACCATATCACAAACAGCACTAAGGCTTTTTAGTTGGCTCTTTTCAAATCCGTCAGGTATTACGTGCAGTATTGTTCTTTTACCCTTTTGGTGTGTGCTATCAATTACTTCCGCAATAGAGAAAACACCTTGCATTTCTTTTGTAATTACGTACAAATGTATATTGCATAAGTTGTTTTTCTGCAATCTTTCTTCGTCTTGGCATTCAGGAGTCCAATCTTCAACTACTGGGTTAAAACTTGGTACTTCCAACACCTTTTCTAATTCTGTCCTCCAAGTGGTTTCAGCGCAAGTTCCTCCTAAAAATATTCTGTTTTTCATCTTATTGTATTTTAATTAATTTCGTTTTTAATAATCCGTACTATTCATTTCATTATATCAAATTTAATCTTCTTCATTTCCAAATGTAGATAACCATTCATCTGGCGTAATACCAGAAATTATGAATTCCATTTCATCTAAACTCATATCTGGAAATACATTCTGTACTAACTCACCATTCGTATACCGTGCTAACTGTTTATCGGTTATATTTAATTCCATCGCATTTGTTTTACCAGATAACTGAGATTGCTTTATAAGTTTCATAATATTTGTTTATTTTTAGTATTTTACTAAAACCAAGTACTGATTTTCTAATAAATAATATTATAAATAATAAAAAGAATCGGTTATATGATTAAACGTAAATATATTAAACGGATAGATGAAGCATTCATGGCTGATCCAGGAACTAAACCTGCGCCGACTAAGACTCCATCACCTACTAAGACTCCTGTTAGGAGAGGACCATCACCAATTAGACGAGATAAACCTAGCGTTAAACCTAAGCCGATGGCATCCGCAGAAGATATATATGACAGATTTATTACTGAACTTAAGTCAGCAGGTGGAGTTATTGAATTTAACTTAGAATTATTAGCAAGTAAATACAAAATGGATGAATCTCAAATAGTTAAGGGATTTGCTCAATATATTTATGAAGCATCATTAGAAGGTAATCCGGGAATGCCAGGAGAAGCTGAAGGAGATGATCAAGATAAATATCTAAGTGGTATTGAGAATAGGGCTCAATCATCAATGCAGAGTACTCAAACTCGATATGGAAATAAGATTAATCAATTCATGGAATTAGTTAATCAAGTTAAACAATTACAGGCGGGTAAAGAACGCGAATTAGAAGAGCTAGCCGAAGCATCAATAAGAGAAATGTATGGCTCGATTTTAAATGGAGTTAAGTTAGATATTAAGTTTCCAGAAGAAGAGGAAATGAAGGATGAGATGGAAGAGGTTGAGATGGAACCACCAGCTGAACAAGAAAGAATTACAGATCCTATTATAATAAAGGAAATACAAAAACGAAAGATCACGAATAATATTACACAAGGAGAGGCTAAAAATACCAAGCTTATATTAAACATGCCATTTATAGCAGATGGACTTAAGGATATATTTGGAGATGATGATGGTGCAACTATGATTAGTTTACTATCTGATATTACAAATATTGCTGCTTTCTTTGATTGGGCTATTCCAATTGATAGACAAAAGGGAATGTGGGCATCTAAAGATGGATTTGCGGGAACCGTATCAGTTGATTGGGAGGAAGACAAAGTTGAAGAAGAAGAAACTAAATCAGCAGAAGATATTATCGCTAGCTTAGAAACAGGAGATGATATCTTGGACAACGCAGCCGATGTTGAAGAATTATTTAACGAGGTTAATCCGGTTATCAAAGCACGAGGATTAGATTTTGCAATGTTAATTCATGAAACGGTTAAGGGTATATATCAACTTATTACTTCAATAGGAATACCTGAAGATGAGGCAATAGCTCAAGTAGTTATCATGAATACTGATAACCTAGCAGGAGAATTAGAAGATTTAAGATATGGACCATATATTGCAGAAGATTTAAATACATTTATATCAAATTTCAGAGAAAGCGATGAAATCGATAATCTTAAAGAACATTTTTATGGCAAGTTGATTGCATTACCAGCAGCTGAATTCCTTGAATTAATTAGACTTATTCTAATGGAAGATGACTCATCTATAGGAAAAGCTCAAGATTTAATTGATGAAGTAGTCGAAGAAATTAAAGAATGGGAAGCCGACGGTATTTCTTCTTATGAAGACGATGAGGAAGAGGACTTCGAAGTAGACGACTATGGTCGATCTTCGCCTTCGCCCGTTATCAGCGACGATGAATCATTTAAAGCAATGTCTAATTCTGAATTACAAAATCTCATTGATGATGCATTAGATGCAAGAGATATGGAAGAAGTAAGAAGATTAGCGTCATACTTAAAAGAATCTCTTAGGATTAAATTGATTAAAAAAATTAATGAGTCTAAATATTCTCATATTAGTTCGTTTAATCAATTTAAAAAAAAAGTGGAGATATCTGTAAACGAGAACATAAGCACAGCTAAGCAATATTTCATTAAGCTTAAAGCTGAAGCCGCGGGCTTTGACTCATATAAATTAACGGATGCAGAGAAACTTAGATTAGAAAGTGATCCAGAATGGATTAGCATTAGATCGTTAATAGAGCAATATAATTTACCAGGATATGCAGTTCCATTTTTGAAATTCAATATGGAACAAGGTGCAAGTATTAATATTCTAACATCTATTCTTAATATGTTAACCGACCAACAGTTAAAATCGGTTATTAGAGAATTACCTAGAACCGTCGACGAATACGCAGCGTTGAAACCTGAATCCGGAGACCGTCCTGGATATGAGATATTAATAGATGATCTTACATCATTGAAATCAAGAGCAATCGGGAGATGGATAGTTAAAGCATTTACTAATAACGCCGGAACTAGAGATTATAGAGGAATAACTATACCGAATGTAGTTCCATTTAATCAAAAACAAGCGTTTCAGGACGCAGATCCTGAATTACAAATGGAAATAATAAGTGCAGCTGCGGAATTAGCAAACGCTGATCCCAGCGGCAGAGAAGTTAATGGATTTAAAAGGAAACTTAGTAAATTTAAATCACTAGAAGAAATTAGAGATGGTTTAAATAATAAAATTGATGGACTTGGATCAGATCTTAGCGAGATTATAACAAAGATTGAAAATAATGATCCAGGTGCAAGCGTAATATGGGAAGATAAGGATAAACTGCTATCGGTATTTAGATCACCAGAGACTCTCGGAATGGTATGTGCATCAACATCATGGTGCTTACTACCATCTAGATATCCAGGAGGTCATGGAATGTTCTATTCATATGTTAATAATAACAATAATGGAAGTGTACAATATGTATTCTTTGATTATACTAAACCTACGTCTGATCAAATGCACCTAATTGGAATAACAGTAGACACATCTGGACAAGTAACGCACGCTCATAGAAAAGACGATGCTGATATTAAATCAGACATGGGAAGTGAACTAGTAACATACTTAGATTATTTTGGAATTCCAAAGAATGACCAAGCTCAAATAATCGCAGCTATTCCAAGTGAGGCTGAATTAATTAAAGATGTAACTCCGTTCTATAAACAAGTACATGGAGGAGATGGTAGTAGCCTAGGAACAGCAGCCGTTGACATCATAATGAGAACTGAGAAGAGAGCAAACATTGCTTCCTTTGTTGGAGAAGATTTTAGAAGAGATTCTACAGTTGATAGATTATTAGCTACTGAAATAAAGAATTCAAATGGAGCACAAGCTGCACGAGAAGCTATTCTTGATAGATTTAAGGAAAAGGGATGTTCAAATACTGAAGCTGCTAGATATTTTAAAATATTATTTGAAGGATCAAATCTATATACAGATAAAGTAATTGACAGTATAATAGTTGGTACCAGACGACGCGAAGATGGTTTTGTTAAAATATTTAGAAGTATGACAAATGCATCGGCATCAGATCGGGAACGATATACAAGAAGATCAAGAGGTAAAACAATAGAACAATTAAAAGTGGATTCTAAGAAGATGATAGATAATATTCAAGATTCAATTACATATTTAGAAGCATTAAAAAAGTCAAATAAAGATGAATAAAGTTATAAGAGGTTTTAAAGAATTTAATAAAGTTAATGAGAATGATGACGACAGACCGTTTAGATTATACGGAGAAGGAAATACGCCAGAGGCTGAATTAATCGCGATGCTTAAGGATTTAATTAGCATGATTAATAGTGCTAATCCTGTTGATCAAGAAAGCTATGATGTAATTAAAGAGGATATCAGAAATGCTACTTCCGATATTAAAAGCCACAGTGGATTTGAAGAACTTAAAAATGGAATACCTTGGCAAGATGGATTTATTAAATTATCTGATTGGAGCTCTGAATTAAAGGAAGCAGTTATGGTGATGAACAAGAAAGCGTCTAAAAAGGGATTAGCTTAATGACTAGTATACTTAACTACTCAATGTGGGAATCTACTCATAATAATATTGAGTCAGTTGGGCTACGTATCCCAGATCAGATATCAATTAGTGATGCTGACATTGCTGATGTTAAACTAATTGAGTGGACGGATTTAGATTGGGAAGAGTTTGGAAATGACGGTAATGTAATAATATGGTTAAAATCATCTCAGCCATTTACTGACGAAATTAGTAAGGGTATAGTAGTAGATATACAGCTAATACACAACACATTTTATCAAATTCATATTAGTCTAGCTGAAGAATTAAGAGGTATTGGGTTGGGAACTAAAATATACAGAAGCCTAGTAAACTGGGCAGGTCATTTATATTCAGGTAAAGGCAGACGTCAAAATCCAATAATCGATAAAGTGTGGAATAAATTAAAAAATGTCGATGACGTCACATGTGTAAGTGATGAAATGGGAGACATATGTATAAGCAACAGTAATCCAAATATTGATAACCTACTTAATATATTTACTATAGATTGAATTTAATTCCAGTATGCTTCTCAATTATATTAATTGGGTATTCAAATGTATTAATATCATCATTTGATTTTTGATTCTTTATTAAAAAGCAAACACTAAATGTATTATTATATATTATCTTAAAATACAGAACTGGGACACATACTTCATTTTCTCCAATCCTACTAAGATTCGTATTAAGGATGCCGCCGGTTATTACATATATTGTATCATGTTCGTATGCTAATTTACGTTCGTAATTCTCTATGCGTTTCCATACTCCTCTATTAAATGATGGAAGTTGTGGTGAAATATTTGACATGTAGAACGATTCATTCATTTCAACTTGATTATTAACAAACGTTGCGGCCGGTGCAAGATGCCCCCTGTCATATCCACTTCCTTCATAATCAGCGATCGATGCCGATCCTGTCTCAACTTGATTATCGTTTTTGAAATTATTCAGTCTACTAGCTATCGCATTGTCTAGATCGGCCCCGGTCACCCTGTACTTTACCCAATTTGCTTGTTCACATGTTTCATTATAAGATAAAGTATATCCCCTATGTTTAATTATTTGATTATTAGAGTCAATCACTTGTGGATACTCCAATATTTGGCTGTAACATATAATATTAATTAATATTAATGTCGATGTTATAAATGATTTCATATTAGTTTTGTAGTTCAATGTCCAATAGTTTAACCGCATCATCGTCCTTGCCAATGTCAAGTAAGTATAATATATTAGAACTAAAGTCATCATTTACGAATAATGCATCTGCTATAAAGTACTTATGTACACCATGTATTCCGTGGGTTTTATACTTCGATAATAATACCTCTTTTTTAATATACTTCTTGCTAAATCCCATGCGCGTAGTGAGTTCCCTCGTTATTTTAATAATTTTAATAGAATCTGATTGTATGCTATAAACGGGGACTCTGATCCAAACCCATCATCTGATGTATCTGGATTTGGAAATAAATCAGACATTATATACTTACACCATATATATTGACCAAATCTGAGATCATTACTATTTCTACCATTCTTAAATTCTTTAATCCAATTGTTTAGTTCGTCAGTTAATATATATTCAGTTAGATCTAACTTAGTTGCTTCCATGTTATATATCTCTTTAGTAACGGTCCATTCACTACCATCACTTGTGTTTTTAAATACAATATGCGTAACTTTGGTTGAATCCCTAAATATCCTTTTAGAAAGTGAACTAGGATAATGAATATTAGTATATGATTTAATTGGACCATGTAATTGATGCACTTCTGCAATTATGCTAGTTTCCTTTTCTACTAATTTGTTTTTTCTGAATTTATCTTCAACGAATAATTTATGTTGTTTTTCCATGTTATGCTATTTTATTTTTAATATACTTATGTAATAAATGTTTTGGGTACCAGTCTAGTTTTATATTTGTATCAGTTTCAATTTGAACTGCGTCTATTCTCTCTCCTCTTCTTGCTGGAATCATATCATATTTATGTTCAAACATTTCCGCTACATCAATAATAGTATGAGTAATACCTGATCTAAGGTGCCATTCTCCATTTAATCCTTTATTAACAGCTGATATTACACCGTCTACTATATCTTCAATATGTGTAAAATCGCGGGACTGTGTTCCAGGTGAAACTACAGTTAACGGTTCATTATTCTCCCATTGTCTTTCAAATATTCCAACAACAGTTGCATAGTCTCCTGTTGTAATTTGTCCTGGACCATACACATTAAAGAAGTAGCATATTTCATATTCTAAATTATACCAACTGTTGTAGTTTTTTATAAGTTCTACTCCTTTCGCTTTCATCCATGCGTATGGAGATAGGTTTTCGTCATTACCATTATTGCCAAATTTTGAACTTGATGCTGAATATATTAACTTAGCTCCCCAATGTCTACACATTTCTAATACTCTAGTTGTTCCATGTAAGTTAGTTTTAAGAACATAGTCTATATCTTCAAATGATGATACTATTCTAGAATATTCGCCGAAGTGAAATACAATATCAAATGTTCCTTTTGTTTTAGGGAGCCATCTCTCGATATCCCAAGTACTTGCTTGTATGATATGAATATCATCTGGTAAATTGCTACGCTTACCTGTAAAGAAATTATCAAGTACTGTGATATTAGACATTGGGTATTTTTGCTTAATCTTTCTAACTAGGTTAGATCCCACAAATCCGCAGCCTCCAGTGATTAGTATATTTTGTTCGTCCATATTATTCTTGTGTTGATTCGTCAATTATTGTAATCCACATTCCTTCTGTAAAACCTGAGGTGTCGTTTAGTACGTCATTGAGTGGTAGTATTTGAATTTGCCCTCCTATATTAGATACAATCAGCATACTATCCTTTGTGCCAAAATATGTTTCAGCTTTTCCAGCAGCTTTTACTATTATTCCTTCGCCGTCTGTGATTATATGTGATAATGCTTGCGCAAATACTAAAGCACCTGCTACCCAATCATCGTGCGATTCATCAGTATTATCATCGGATAATTCTTTATTGTTCATAATTTATAGTTTAGTATATTATACTAATCTATACTGGATAGTTTAATTAATTAATTATCACTTATTAATTTAGTTAAATCATTTACTATATCAGATGGAAGTGAAGACAATAAAGTACGGTCATATAATTTTAAATCTGATACTATATCATTCGGAGCATCTACTTGCTCTCCGTCAATTGCAAATGCTGTATATAATATATTTTTACCAGAATCAGTTGATACTAATCTTGATGAAGAGTCATATACTTCTAACGCAACGTCATTATATTCAATATGTGCATCTGTCTCATATGATATTGACACATAGCCGTGACTTGTATCTTCTGCTCCTAATAACATTCTGTCTTCGTTGTCTAATTCTTCAAATCCAAGTCCTAACGGAAGCATTCCTATGTTATATAAATAATTAAGATGTTCACTAGGAACCTGATTTGGTGTAGTAGTTAATATTAAGTGAACCAATGTGTCATAACCAGTCAATGACCCGCTTCTTTCATTATCATCTATCGATAGTGAGGTATCCCACATATCAATATCATTTAAATTGATTCCACCCTCTTCCACTTCAACATCAATTAACTTAAATATATTAGATATGCCTAATAATAACTTAGTAACTTCTCGCAATACAAAGTTTTTTGCTTCAATATCAGGATCTAACGTAGCTGATTCTAATAATATTAATTCATGACTAAATAAATTAGGTCCAACTGCTCTTAATGCTGATCCTATATCTAAATATTCAACAGTTATCCAGTGAAATGGCGTTTTATTATGATTAAGCACAACACTAGGTTTACCTGGATTTTTCATATTAAATACTCCTTTGAGTCCGTCCTCTCCTCTGTAATCTATTTTCCTGCCTGAAAATTTATCTCCACCCTTATGAAATACTCTGTATACAACATCGTCTACGAATACCATTTTTATTCCAGGTTTAATTTCTACGAAACCTTTGATTGTTGTGACATATAAGAACCTTCCAATCTTAGTAGGTTTTCCTTTAATTAGGACAACTGACCCTATTCCGATAGATTCGTTAACACTATTAGAGTATGGTAAAATATATTTGTTCATAAATTTATTTATTAGGCTAATAAATAAAACTATAAAAAATATACTAAAATATGAAGTCTAAATTCAATCAATTAACAGGATTATACGAGCAGGCAAATACTGAGCCTATTAATCAGGATATAAATGCAGACGTTCCTGTGGTACAGAGTGAAGATACTCAGAACACAGGAAAGCTTCATGCATTTGCTATAACTGAAGATAATGTTGATAGTATTAATATGCTATTAAACAGTACCGGAACTAAGGAAGGAGTTAATCCGTGGATATCACAGGTTCCAACTACGGTAATAGGTAACGATGGGACAATTGGAGGAGCATCAATGTTGGACGGAAAACCGGTTTACTTAATGATACGTATATCAACCAAAAAAGAAAGAGCTTCTTCTGAGGTTCAACTAACACCAGCTGGTATAAATGATAGAGTTTATGTATTACTTGATACAAGTAAGGATGAATTAAATAGATGGTTAGCATCTGCTGATAATAAGGATGATAGAATTAGAGTTGGAGTTAAGACACATACTGGAAAAGAACATAGCTTAGAAATATGGAAGGAATCAAATGTTAATTTAACAACAGATAGTGATACCACAGAAGTTACAGTTGATATGGATGCACAGATGAAAAATCCAGGTACATCTGCTGGAATTTCAGGAACAATTGAGGAAGGTGTATATCAAGACATTAAGAATCTTGGAAAAAAGGTAACAGGAAGAACATCCGCTGCAATCGCACGCTCTGCAAACGCACGCTCTGCAAACGCACGCCCTGCAAATGCAGGCGCAGCATTAGGAGCCGCCGCAAACGCAGCATTAGGAGCCGCCGCAAAAGTAGCACCTAGATCGGCAACCGACCGGGCTGGGACCGCACTTGCAGTAAATCAGTCGGCTTTTAAAACTCAAGAAGATGGAGATGCATATAGAGTATGGGCAAATTCAACGGCTGAATTAAGAGAGAAATACGGTAAAACATCCAAATTTGATTTAGATGTCAAAGGTAAATTTGATAATTCATTTATTAATAACTCATATGCCGCAAGTAAAGCTGAATATGATAAATTTAAATCTACTGGAGATTCTAATTTTAAGGTTGGATCTAACGTTTACTGGAAAGTAATAAGTGAACCTGCTAAAACTAAAGATGTTGTTAAAACTAAAACATCAACTAGTGGTGGAAATGAAGATATGTACAAGGCTAAAGGTGCTAACCCTAGAATATATGAAAATATCGCTGCCAGCTTTGACGTATGGAAATCAATTACAGAAGAAGAAGACGATTATATAATTGCAAAAAGTGACGTTGATAAGGTTAGCGATGAAGAATCTATACTAATTAAAGATATTAATGACAAAAACATTAAAGGTGGAACTGTGGTTAAAGTTATTGATGATAAGGTAATTACCGTTATAAATACTAAATCTAAAGATAAGAAGGAAGAAAATATAAATGTTTCTAGTATTATAGACAATGAAAAGGTTCAGTCAGCACTTGTTAAAATAAAAGCTGATAAAGAGAAAGCTGATAAAGAGAAAGCTGATAAAGAGAAAGCTAGAGAGGATAAAGAAAAAGCAGATGCTGAGAAAGCTAAGAAAACATCCGGAGAAGAAGCAGAAGATAATTTAGCAAAGGAAAAGGAAGATACTAAGGATTTAAGATCTGAGTTGAAATCTAAACGTAAGGAAAAACGAGATACTAAAAAATCTGGACGCCATGATAATAAACAAGAAAAATTAAAAGGAAAAATAAGTAAACTAGATAATAAGATGAATGCAAGTGAATCAGTAGTTTACGATTTTGATACTTTTATTAAGATTGTAAATAAGTTAAACTAATAATATATGAATAATATATTAAACTACTCAACTTTCAATATAATTAATAAGTATACTAAATGTGTCTCATCTTATTTAAACGAAGGCATTAAATTCACGTGTAGTCACAATGGAGAGCAATTGATGAATATAAACTATAGTGAAGATAGTGAAGATGACGTTGTAAAATTAAAAAATCCTAGACTTCTTAAACATTCGGTAATGGCAAATGTTGTAGCATATGGTGGATATAAGTTAGAAGATCTTAAAGGTGACATATATCGCGGTCATAATACTAAGACATGTTTCGCTAATTACATAAAGGAATTGGGATCGATAAGTAATGATGACCTTAAAACTTTAATTGAAAAAACATACCCCGATGTTCTTAAAAACTCTAATGTTTTAATTATATTTGCGATGGGATCATCTTCAGCTATGTCTATTAATATAGCGGAAGCATTAAAGGAATTATATTATCCAAACGCAAAAATTGTTGATATAATAAAAGCATACTACGGTAAAGATCCAGATAATATGGTTGATTGGGGTAAATATAATAAAACAGACAAAGCAACTAAGTCAGCAATTGATGCATTTGTGAATAAGCATAAGAGTTCAAGTAAAAACAATATTGAAGTTAAAGCTAAACGCGAATTTAGCGGGTTTATTAAGAAATCAGCAGGGCTTCAATCAGGACCTCGTTATATATTGAAGCCCGGACATTTAATTGACCTGACAATTCTGAAATCAATTCAAGATACTTTTATGTCAAATCGCGACGCAACATATTTAACAGTTGATGATATAATTTTGAAAGGGTCAACTATGAGGAGTGCATTAGAAAACGTGGTCAATGCGGTCATATCAGACCGTGATATAATAAGGAATAGTGATGATAAGAAAAAGGTAATTCATAACCTAAAGGGATACGTAATGTTTTCACTTATGGATAGGTTTAAACCGGTATATGCAGATGAACACGAAATTAGAAAACGAGAAGAAAGAAATAAAGAAGCCGATATTAGTAGAGCTTCTAATAAACTAAGAGATAATACAATAGGTCAGGCTATGCATGCCGATATGCAGTCATTTAAAGGTAAACTTAATCTCAAACAGTCAAGCATCGAGGTATATAATAGTAAAGTTGAAAGATACGGTTTAACTATGGATAAACTGTATTCTATATACAAGAAGTGGTTAAAGCAAAATGGATATGTGGATATACGATATTGGATTAATCAACCCACTGATACGGGGATATAAATCCATTTAGTATTAATTATAGTTATAATACTAAAAAACTAACTTTAATTTTGATTGTTATAATAAACAATTCTCACATATCTAGCTATAATTAAGCAAACAAATGAAAACTAAAACGACAAAGAAGAAATTCCTTTTAAATCATAAAGGTAACAAATATAAATCAGATACTTTAATAGGTATCGTTATTAATTTTATGCTAAGTAAAAAAATAAAGTAGTATGGTTTATTTAATATTAGGTATCTTTGTAATAATTCAATTATTAATAACATTTGCGTTTTATAAAACAAATCATGTAACCTCAATTAATTTTAATATTAAACCTGAGGATCTATGGCCAATTAATGGTGAGGATGACGCTATGACTAATACTGGGCCGGATTTTACCAAAGCAGATATAGAGATATTATCACATCATATTAATAGTAAGAAAGAGGCTAATGCTAAATTAAAGGCGGCCGCTAAATCATATAAAATTAATATACAGTAAACGTGAATAGCTCTATATGATTATTAGTACACGAGGATTAAATCAATTGAACTTTTCTATAGATTTAATTAAGAAAATACAGATTTGCGAGATAAATAATTAAAATAACATTTTAAAATGGCAGATAATAGAGTTTTAAATTATTCAGAGTTCGCTGGTAAATACCAAAACGCTGACAATCAAGACGCCGCAACAAGTTACTCAGAATTTTCAAAAGCTTCGGATAACTTCAAAAATGGATTTGATGAAGATACATATGAAGATGGACAATTAGGACCACAGCGTCCGATCATAGGTGGTGACGAATCTACACCATCTACACCGGATACAATGCCAACTCCAGTAGAAGGAATGGAAGCACCCACTGAAGAATATCATATTGAACAGGAAGACATAGAAGAAGAAGAAAACGATGGAGATCCTGAAGCAGAAGACGAGGAAGAAGACGAGGAAGAAGACGAGGAAGAAGACGAGGAAGAAGACGAGGAAGAAGACGAGGAAGAAGACGAGGAAGAAGACGAGGATGCTAATGAATCAGTATCTAGAATTAAGAAAAACACCTTTATTTTAGAATCATTTGATGATTTTGAAAGAAGAGGAGCTATACATACAAAACCACATAGAAATGATGTTAGTACTATTGAATTTGACTTTGGTGATGATCACCATGAAGAAGAAGAAGATAATGGAGAATGTTTTGTTACTTGTAAATCATGTGGAGCTAAGAAAGAGGTTGAGGCGGGAGAATATCCAATGGGATTAGACAATGAAGTTAATCCAGAGTCATGGTGGCAAGGAGCTTCTATGGGAATGCAATGTGGATGTAAGTAATGAATAAGATTAAGAAACATAGAGTAGCAGAAAGTTTCGGTGATTTTATCGGAGCTACTGAAGTAATGCAAAAGGGTAATTCTATACAACCTGCACATTTTGGAGCTAACCCTGATTCAAATGATGATACTGATCTTCCATTTGAATTTGAAAGACGTCCAGAAATAGGGGGAAATATAGGAAATATCACTTTGTTATTAGATAAGATACAATCTATTTCAAATGCCGGAATTAATAAATCTAAATTATTAGATAATAAAGGACATAATATTAGTCCATATATTGAAAGACAAATTAATTTAGCATATAAACATTTACGTGAAGGTTATCTTAGGATGATGGACATGAATATATAAAAAAACAAATAAATTTATTATGAAATTATCAATTATTTTATTAACAATATCAATAGTGGCTGCTTATTATTTTCTAGTTAAGAAAGGAAAGATTGCAGATAAAGATGGAGATTTTATTCCAGATGCAGTAGAAGATGTAGTAGACAATATAAAAGACGAAGTAGCTAACGTTAAAACCGAAGTTAAACGCAGAGCATCTAATATTAAGACTGAAATAAACGATGTTTCAAAAGCAGTAAAGGAAGTAGGTAATCAAATGAGTGATGTAGTTGAAGCAGCTAAAGGTAAACAACGAAAAGGTAGAAAACCTGCAGCTAAGAAATCTACTAAGAAGTAATATTACATTAGTTCATCTCCCAGATTAGAATATAATATTCGATCATCCCAATTTAATAATACATCAGAAAGCTCGTCACTAATCATGGCGAGCATTTCTATTTTAACGAGAGGTTGTGATGGTCCCCTTCCAGTTAATATATTTTCTTCTATTAGTTTTACCTTATTAAGGATATCTTTGTGCAATTCAGAAATTACTATTTCACTTTCGTCCATAATTCTTTTTTATTTATTTTACTCAATTTCTTTATTTTATATTCTTCTTTAAGTGCTTCTGATTTACAAGTCGTGACATTAGAGTACACTACAACAACTGGGCCACGTCCTCTTGTATATTTTGCACCCTTACCTGAATTATGCTTCTCGACTCTCCGAGTGAGATCGTTAGTTATCCCAGTATAGTATGTTCCATCACTGCATTCTAGTATATAGACTAGCCATTGTTTATTCAACATATCTAAGATTAGCTCTTAACGTTACGTAGAAACATAAAGTATCAGCGTTAATGTGGTCGGACGATCTAACTGCTGCGGATAGATCGTTTTTCAATATAGATTTGACAAATGATCCAGGAAAAGTGTTAATTTCCCAAGTATTCATCATAATGCTAGTTCCAATATTAACGATATGCTCAAATGATTCAATATTCATCAAATGTTTTTGTCTAATTAAAGTACTGTTAGTGTTTGCGTATTCCCTAACAGCAGTCTTTATTCTAGTTTCATGATCTATGTTATATTCCATACTTGTATTATACTAACTTTACTCAAATAAATAAAATAAAATAGATGTTAATATGCGTTATATAAAATTAGATAGATTAAACGAGGATCATGAGAATCAACTGTCTCCTGAATTATTAAGAATGACAATTGGAGAAATGTTGGTTAAAGCTGGAGAATTGGACACCCAAGGAAATGCTGAGTATGAGGTTATCGAAGATGCATTAAAAGCAATTAGCGATTATATATTAGGAAACGGATATTCAAATGACGAGGTTAATTTTACACCAGGAGATGGTGTTGAAGCTCCGGATGAACAAAAAGAAATAATATCAGATGAAGAGGAAGTTCCTACGTTTGATCAGGTCGCAGGTGGCAATACTGGTAAAACTAGTGGAGCTGTGGACGATTTTGAATTTTAATATGAATATAAAGAAATTTAACGTATTTATAAACGAAGGTATCGGTGCTATTACAATGAATAGAACACCAGTTGATAAACTAAATAATCCAAACCATAATATAGCGCAGTCTAGGCCTATACCAATGGGAGGTTCTAGCCATATGCCCGCACAATGGGGTAGAGGTCCAGGTACTGCACAAGGTTCTAGATATGGTAGTAATCCTACTATTAAAAGTAGAGCAATGACATATAGTGAATTTATTAAAAACTATAATACATCTAAAGAATCTACAGATGATACCGAGTGCTCAGATTGTGATTTAGCTGATGATAAAATAACGAATAACAATGGGACATATTGATAATTTTAAAAAATGGGGTAACAAGGTAATTAACTATATAGAAGAACAAGAAGGAGCTCGTGATATAATGAGTGTTCCGGATGAATTCAAAGCTGAGAACGACGTAATAACACAGCATAGAAATTCTATAGTTCAGATAGAGACTAATCTTGCTACTCAGAAAAAACAACTAAATGACCTAGTTACAGCACTACAAGGTAAAATAGCCGCGAAGAATTCAGTAGACGCAAATGCAGTAAAGACTGCTCCTGCTCCTGCTATGGTTCCACCTACTGTATAATGAAGAATATTAAAGCAAAATCATTTGGAGATTTTATAAATGAATCAGAATCAATTAATGATAAAGCGGAATTACTTGCTAGTAAAATCAAAGATGCGATAAATGAAGTAGATGATAGTTTAAGTTATGAAGACTTAGCTAAGGCTATCGCTATTGTGCTTAACGATTCATACGGAAGCCATAATACAGTACCATTTTTAGATGTACTTACTGATAATGTTGATGGTGGAGACATAAACGAGGCAGAGCAAAAAGTAGTTTATAATACTAATTTTACTGGGATGGTACAGGGTGCAGTTGGAAGTATTCATAGCCAGGTTATGGCAATTGCTAAATCAATGGCGGATGAAAAGGAAGCACGTAATCCGCATAGATATAAAGTTGCGGATAAAACATCTGGAGTAGAAGAAGTAGATATAACAAGAGCATTAAATCTTATTTTTCATAGTGATTGGAAGAATATGATAAAGGGACATCATGTTCATCAATGGGCTAAATCATGTATAGATAGAGCAACTAAACACGATGAACGATCAAATAAGAAAAATCAAAGAGCTATTAGAACTCAAAGTGGACAACAACTCGATAACTACAAAGTAGACTTAGGAACACAGGGACATAGTAGAGATCTTGGACATTAAGAAAATTAATAAACTAATATGAGCGAAGCAGAATTAATTGCAGATATAAATGATGAGATTACATACTCTGGAATGTTACCATATTCTCTTCCAGATAAGGAGATAAAACGTATTCTTGCGATTGATGCGGCGTATTTCTATGACAACTGGAGATATGCAATTGAATCTAAATATTTGTTACTACCAAAGTCGTTGTTTAAAACACCAGCCTTTAAAAACGGTAGACAAATACTATTACCAGACTGCGTACAATTTATGGTTGAACTAAAGGAAGCGAAAGGTGGATCAATATTTGCGTCAATTGATAGAGATTTCTCAGAAGGTAAATTCATGGGATCTGAAATATTTCTTACTCCATTCATGGGAGAGTCTATTATGTATAGAACAATCATGTTTTCATTCCTAGATTTAACCAAAGGGATGATATTAGATACTATTGCATATGACTACAATAAAAATACAAAGCTATTAGGAGTTGTCGGAAGAACACCTAAGGCTGATGCAGTAGCTAAAGTATTTAAGAAGATTGAGATTGATAAATTATATAACGATGAATTATATCAGCGTCACGTCAGAGCACACGCTAAAGTTAGACTATCACATATGTTGCAAACATTTAACTATCAACTTCCAGGAGATGTTACAATTAATTATCAAAACATGGTAGCAACAGCAGAGAAAGAAATGGAAGAAGTAAAGACTATGATAAAGGGAGAATCCACTACCGATTGGATGTTCCTCGTTCACCAATAAAATAAATAATATTATATGAAACGCAATATACAGACATACATTGAATTTATCAACGAAGCAAAGGAGAAAAAAGAGAAGTTTTCTGATATGCATGATAATTACATTGATACAGATTATCAATCAAGTCTGCGCGATAATCCGCAGCGATATAGAAATGATAAATCAGGGTTAGCATTAAACATGCTTAAGTTTATATATTCAGCTGGAGAAAAAGGAAGAAAGCACGGTGAAGTACAGCGATTTTTCTATGAACATGGAGGAAACGAAAGATCTAGAACAGATTACACACTAGATAAGACGACAAATCAGGATGCTAGAGTGACTACGAGAAGAGGATTCGACTCAGTTAAAGATAGAGGAATGGGATCTACTATGCTTAGTGGGGGAGATTATTGGGGAAGACAAACCGGTATATTAAATGCACATTGTGAAAAGAACGATAGTGGAAGATGGGTATTAACAGATAGTAAATTGAAAAGTATGTTAGATTGGACTGATGCTCTAGATGGAGCGTCAGACAATGATTTAGAAGTTATGAAAAATTTATTTTAATATGGCAGATATCAGAGATTTTTATATGAGAGCAGACGGAGACCCTAAATATAGACCAGATCAAGTAGAAGTATACGACGAGATTGAAGCTAGTATAAATCAGGTCAAGATGACATTACTCACTAACAAGGGAGAAGTACTAGGAGAGCCAAGTTTTGGAGTTCAAGTAGAACAGTATTTATTTGAGTTTGAATTAGATCCATTTAAACTATCAGAGGATGCTAATAATCAGATTCAAAAATACGTAGGTGAAGCTAAAAAGAGAAAGATTCATGCAACTCCTATGTATATAACAGATAAACGTGATAGAAAGGTCTATGTATTACAAATAAACATAGACGGAAGACGATCTCCGTTTGCAGTATTATATGATAATTAAATAATATATACACATAAAAAAAGCCGACGATATCGTCGGCTTTTTTTATGTGTTAATTATGATTATAGACTACCAGCTGCTCCGGTTTCTCCGCCTTCGATTGTTTCTCCGCCACCCCCTTCGGCCTCTCCCGCAGTAGCCATCGGAGCAGCTCCACCAGTTGCCGCCATCCCAGCAGCAGCTGCTTCATTTCCTTTGATTATTACATCCTGTTCCATTTCAAACCATTTTTTATTAGCTTCAATTTCATCGTTAGTCATCCTAAGTTCTTTCCTAATTAAATATTCAGTGGAGAAGTAAGGTGTGCCATCGTCTCTAAGTACTCCTTTCTTAGCAGTGAATGATGCAATACGTTTAGCTTCTAATTCATTCTCTTTCATTTCTTCGAAAACATTATCGTTGTGATAATTTATTCCGATAGCATTTTTGAACTTATAATCATCCTTTAGTGATGGAAAATCTAAGCACATTTGAAGGTGCCATGGTTTTACCATTAATTCAGAGAAGGCAGAACGTAATCTTTTAATAAACTTTTGATATCGAACTTCCTCTCTAGTAATACCTTCAGCATTTAATGTAAATGCTCCCATTCCAGATTGACCTTCCCATCTAGAATACGGAATCTTAGAATCCATTTTCAACTTCTTAGTGAAATATCCAAGTAATTCAGAATTTGATAAATTCGGACCGGGATATGATAATGCTTCGATTGATATTCCTTCTCCTCTATCATTAACAGGAGTAACATAATTCTTATAGAATAATATATTAGGTTTACCGTCTACTGTTAATTCTCCGGTATCTCCATTGAAAAATACATCCTCTTTTAAAAGATTCATAAATTCCTTAACATCTTCTTGTGCCTTTTGAAAAGATTTAGATCCGGTTGGAACTTTCGTCTGTAATCTAATTGGTGCATTCATAACATGCCATATTACTTTACTATGTTCTAGTACTCTTAATAGGTTAAATGACCTAATTAAACGTTCAACAAATGATATTCTCTTTGTTTTAAAGTGATTAGCATATGATATGTAAATAACCTGTGAATCAGATAATGTCCTAGTTCCTCCAGTAGACGGATCATACTGAGTCCACTGTAAATACATTTTCCCCTTGGCATCTTTGTTTAATTGGGGTGCAATTGATGCTGGATCTAATTCTTTGAAACCGATTATCTTTTTAGGTTTTTCAGGATTGTCATAAATTATTTCAAAACTTAAATGACCTTCTATAAGAAATTGATATGAATATTGCCAAGCTGCTATACCTTCAGCAAACCCCCATGTGTTATACATTTCCTCGAAGGTAGATTGATACTTTTTAACAATATTATCTTGATAATTTAATCTCTCGGTTTTATTAGAACCCTGAAACATAATTTTACCAGTAAGATCATTAGCGTGACAAAATCTATTTTCATCACTATATACAACCATATCATCGGCTATCGTATCTAGGATAAATTCTATTTCACCATTAGATGCAATATCTCTTAACCTTTCTCGCTTAACTGAGTAATCCAACTGAAAGAATGCTATCGCTTTAGTTCTTAATTGCGACGTAGTATCCGCTAGCGCCATTGAGAATTTTAACAACTCATTATTTCCGTTACTTTGAGTTCTCGATGCCAATTGACTTTCGATGAATCCTATTGCTTTTGAATTCTTAAGTAATAGATCCTCGTATCGAGTTCCAAATTTACTTAAGTTTGATAGTGCGGTACTTGTACCTCCACTTCTATTGTCTCCAAATCCTGCCATATTATCCTAATTGTTTATTTTCAAATTTATTAAATATACTAGTAATATCCATGGCACCAGGTGCCATTTCTAATCCAGTAGTGTCGATGTTTGCTAATGGCAATTCCCCTATGTTATCCCAATCTAAAAGTTTAGCTTGTGTAATCTTGTCTAATTTATATCCACTTAACGCATATCCTATTTTAAATCCAGTGATTCGTTCAATCATTGATGGAGTGATATTGAACATTGGTAAGTTCATTTTCTTCCTATCTTCAATTGAAGCAAGGTTAGTGTTATTATCCCATAATCCTAATCTATCTAAATTTTCTTCTATTATATTTATATGTGCCATTATTATCTCTGCTCTATGTCCAGGTGGAATTACTTTTAAATTTAAAATCAAGGCAGTTTCTTTCCATTTTGCATGCGCAAATAGTAATCCAATTGGCATTACGTCAAAGTATTCTCGATTCGTGATAAAGTTCTCCGGATTTTCTTTCCATTCGTCATGACTATTTGGTATCCATGATTGATTGAAATTAGATATTGGAATTTGTAATGCATAATAATGACCAGGCATTATATCAGATCTAGAAATATCTACTCCGTACTCAGCAATTGATTGCGAAAGGCTTCTTTCTCTATTGTTAGTTGATATGTCTACTAGCTTCTTCATTTGTATCTTTTACATCTTACCGAACAAAAAGTTCTCTGTTATTATCCCAAATCTCATATTATGTGCTTTAGCATATGCTTTTGCTGCTTTAAATTTATCAGTGTTAACTAAGTATGCCTTTGCATGATTAACAAAACTGTGTGTTTGCTTATCAGTCATACGTTTAGGAGGAGTAGGTGGAAGGATATACTTGTTAGGTTTAACCTCTATTAGCCATTCTTTTACTTGTCCTTGTACATTTTTAGTTTTCATATATCCATCGACCCAGTATGTTGCCTCTCTTTTATCAACTGAATGCCAATATTTAACGCCAACTAATTCTGATCCATATTCTAGAACCATCGGATTATCATCACAAAACTTAAAGAACTTAAATTCCCATCCTGATCTATATATAATTTGAGTAACATCACCCTTTACTTTACTAGGATTTTTAGGTATAAAATAACCTTGACGGATCCTCTTACCTATTCTAGGTTTAAGAAAAGTCTTTATATTTTTATCCTTGTTGCTCATATATACTTATTTATCATAAAGCAAGCCCTACATAGAGGGCTTGTTTTAAGTAATTTATTATAATTACACAATGTAAAATATTAGTGTTGATGTTAGTCTCTATCTTCTAAGAATGAATCGGCTTCCTGTGGTCCAAGCTTTCCCTTTTCGACAAGCTTAAGTATTAATGCTGATATAGCAAGATTTTCTCCAGATTCTCCTTCTTTGAATTCTACTTCATTTTTCTCAAATGATGCGTTTAGTTCTTCAAATGCTTCTTTTGCACATTCTTCAACATCCTCTTCGGATCCAACTAGCTCTACTAATTTATCTAGGATAGTTTCATCCATATCGATCGGAGTTTCAGCGTTTTCGTATATTTGTTTGGCATTGAATGCTGCGAATGATAAACTTAAATTCTTCATTTTAATTAAACTTTTTATTATTTATTACATTATACAAATAATAAATCAAACTCAGACTCCGAGAAGTAACCTATTATTAGATCATTAAATTCGTCAAATGTCATTTTATTATTAACCGCAATGTAAAAGTTATAAAGGTTATTAATATCCTTTATTTTATTAATTTGTTTACGCTCACTTGGATATTGATTACGTAGATCCCCTATTAGCTTAGACCACATAAATACCTTATATCCTTCCTTTAATAATTTGAATGTTTCCTTCTTTCCGGCATCATCATTATCGAAGAGTATACGTGCATTCTTTTTTGATATTAAGGTACCAAGTATATTCTTACTTTTAGTTACGCCAGTGGTCGCGATTGCATTCCTAAGGAACATGGCGTCTATTTGGCCTTCTAACACTATTATTGGTAGGTTAAATTGTATATTTAGTATGTTATAATAACTATTAATAATATCAATCTTAACTATTGTTGCCTCATCGGATTTAGGAATTAGACCATTCTTTATAAACTGTGAGTAATTCTTAATATCATACTTGGGACCAGGATAATCATCACTTATTCGTCTGATTGATAAACCAAGTACGCGATCGGATCTATAATCAATATTAAAAATATACATCTTATCTTCTCTATTGTCATAATAACAGGACTTTTCGAATGCAGGAAGATCCATTAGATTTCTGCCTCTAACATATATTCCAATAGGAGAATCAATGGGAGCATCTTTACATGGAGTTAAGAAGAATCGGTCAGCGAGTTGTTTGAAGTTTATTAATATGTCTTTTACCTTAGGGTTCATTAGAAATTCTATGAGGGCTCCTCGTTTTGTTCCAGTCTCAACCTTTATATTACCGGCGTCACTTGATACATTTGGAATAGGTAGTGAATACTTAGCAGCAAAATCTGTTATGAATCTAGTAAGCTTTGTGAACTTTAAACATCCGTCATTGAAACATTTATAAGTAGCAGTTTTAATATATAAATTACCTCTCTTTTTTCCGGAATCTGTTTGTGAATCACCACAGTATGGACATGCAAAGTTAAGTTTATCATCGTCCTCATTATTAATTGACTGCTTAAACCTATTCCCTGGAAATGTTTTCTTGAGAACATCATTTACAAAATCAACAACTAGATATGTATTTTTTGTTTCTATAATATTATGCATTTGATGCTATTTTGTTATCGCGGTCAATGGCGCGCTGTTGTTTATCGGCCTGTCTTGCTATCGCGTGTTGTAGCTTCTCCTCGGACTTTCTAGTTTTTTCAAGTTCCCTTTCTACAGCAAGTAGATCCGATGCTATTATTCCAGCTGGACTAAACGCTCCAATTCCAAGCTTTTTTGATACTCTATTAATAAACGGTTTTAAGTTTTTATTAATTATAAATGTGGTGTTTAACCCGTATCTTGTTATAAGTTGAAGGTATTCATCAAAGTCTTCTTCTGATACATCTTGATCCGGATCTCCAATAATATCCCAGAATTTTTCTGGAACTTCTTCATGTGCTAATGTTGCTTCACATATTACATGATATGGATACATTTGATCTCGTGTCATTGGAGTATTAGTATTTGATGTTTTAAATATTACAGATCTTCTCAATTTTTGGTCAATTGTATTAAGACCGATTGCTTTTAATATTCTATTAATAGGCTCGACAATTAGAATAAAAAACTGCTGATCTAAATCTAGTTCAGGAATAATCTTAGTTGGATATTGACCAGGATTATATGCAAATAAGTCAATACCAAATTCGTTTGGTTTACAATATAGCATTTTGTATTTTGACCCCTGTCGTATTCTAGGATATCTTCCTTCTAGATTATTCTTAAGTATTAGATAATTATGATGAACTACTGCCTTTGGGCCATTTGCGGCTCCCTTCTTTAGTACACAGTTTGCCTCACTTGTTATATACTTATCATATTGCCTAAGATTAAAACTTTGAGAGAATTCGTCAGGATGTAGTGTTAGGAATTCAGACTTTACTGTTTCAATCAGCGGAATCAAATCATTTTCTAAATCAATGTCAACTCCATTTTCTAGAAAGTATTTAATGAAATCAGTTTGATGTTTTCTTGCCCATTCCGGATATGACGCTTTAATTGGTTCTAATCCTTTAATTAATAAATACCTATCAGACTCATTATATAGTTCCTCCTTGGGATTAGGTTCATATGATACCTTGAGCACATAGTTTTTCTTCTTTATCCATACTGCATTTTGTGCAATAAGTTCAAGTTTAAATGTCTGCCTATTGTCAGTATTAAACATCTTAGACCATTTTTCAAAAGCAGAATCATAAAATTCTCCAATTCTAAACTTATCAATTTCAATACATATTTTAATGCCTTCATCTTCTGTATAATCAAGGCCCTCAATTGATTTAAGCGCTGGTTCAAAATTAACATATGTAGAATCAGTATCTGTGTATATGGCTATAATAATGTTAGGATCTATCATATTAATAACGTGATCAGATATTCCTAAATGTTGGTGAAGTTCAGTGTCTAGATGCCATCTATGTTTAAAATAAAAGTCAATCGCTTTATTTGCGAATTTAATCATGTCTTGCCCCTGGAGTGTAATAGACTGTGCTATTTCCGTATTATAAAAATAAAACCATTTATTTCCAAATGCTCCGTATATCGAATTAATTAAAATCTTGATCGCTCCTTGTTTAAGGGACAAATGTTTGATTAATTTTGACTTATCTTCCATGTTTTAAAGTTAAATTGTGTAGTATCTTATATAAATAATTAAAAGCTGGTTTCATATGAAAGATGATTTAAGCAAAAAACTTACCAACGAATCCGAGGTATTTGACGCATACCCATTCTTATTATCATTTCCATTTAACGAGTATGTTATGTCAATGGAAAAGGATGATGATTTTGCAACGTCATCTGGTATCGACCCAGTTGTCATAAGTGAGGCTGGGAAATACGTTAAGTTCGAATTTATTAATTTTAATCATCAGAGTAAATATACTAAAATTACGCTGTCTTTTTATACTTATGATATAATGTATGTATCAGAAAACACAGAAAAAATTAAAAAGCTTGACTCAGTTAGAGAAAACTTAGATATGGGACTCACATCAAATAATATACTAGAAAAGATAACATGTATTAAGAGTGGAGAGGCCTTCCTTAAAAAAATAGGAAGTAGTCTACCAGTAGGAAAGGCGCTAGATGGGATGTTTGACAAATTGTTAATATCTGGAGGATTCGAATTGAGTAAAAGTGAGACCCGAAAGATAAAGTCAATGTTTAAAACAATAAAGGAGGACGATTATGAACATGGTATCCAGAGCGTTATTAAATCGTTTTATAATATTCATTTACATCACATTAAGATATTATTAGGAGTAGTTATTGCATGTAAGATACATTAAAAAAACAAGTAATATGGCAAAAGGAAAAAAGAGTAAGTCGTATGGTGATGATTTCAACGTTGATGCTGAAATAGCGTCATGGGAAGATGATAGAAAAATTAAAGAGACTAAGACTATGCTAAAGGTCAAGGGGATCAATATTAAATGTAGGGGAAACAGACAGAAGGATGTTATTAAATTAATCGACGAAAAGGATATTAGCATAGTGATTGGACCACCGGGCACAGGTAAAACATATTTAGCGTGTGCTAAGGCTCTTAAGTTTGTTAAAGATAATCCGTTGACATATAAGAAAATAACCCTGATTAAATCAGTGAATGTACCAAAGGATGAAGAAATAGGCTACTTAAAGGGATCGATGGAAGAAAAGATGGAAATGTATATGTATCCATTTATTAGTAATTTTGAGAAGATAGTAGGTAAGGTTGAAACTAATGCACTCAGAACAAACGGGGTTATAGATATTCTCCCTATTAAGTTTGCACTCGGAGTTACATTAGACGATTCAATTGTTATAATTGACGAGGCTCAACAAATATCTAAGGATAACCTGAGAACGTTAATGACTAGAATTGGACAAAATACTAAAATCATATTCTTAGGTGATGTTAAACAAAAGTCAGTAAATAAACGACACAAAAGTGCCCTTGAATTATTAATAGAGCATTTTGGTGGAGTTGATGAAATGGGATGTGTAGAACTTACGGAAGATGATGTAGTTAGACATCCAATTATTAAGAAGATAATTAGAGTGTTTGAAAAAATAGAGAAAGCCGAAGATCTAAACGGCCAAGGATAATATTGTATTTAAACTGGAGGAGTAAAATCCTCCAGTTTAACAATCTTACTATTTAAAATTTCAAACTCCTGATCATTATAAATATCAAGCCTAACATTTGAATGCTTAACTGAATATCCACTTAGATCATCGATGATGTCCCATATGATTACGACGTTCTTACCAACTAAGAATCTCATTCCACGTCCAACCGCTTGTCTAATAGTTATTTCGGCTTTAGTTGATTCTGCAAATATAATGTGATGAACATTTTTACAGTCAATTCCAGTAGCAAAGGTTCCGTCAATACGAGGCAACTATAATAGCTGCCTCGTTCTTGTCCTCCGTTATGTTTTTATGAAAAATTGGTTTCGCCATATTTAGTATAATTAAATTTCCAACCTATAGTATTAGCTACAGATTCTTTATTTTTTACATTATTAGATATTACAGGTTTTCCTGAGTTTCTAAATTTATTAATCAATCCTCTATTAAAATTATGTGTCTTAACCATTAATCCTAATCCGTTAAATTCATGTATATTTCCAGATGGTGAGATTGCTATTACCTTACGATTAGATGTCTTTCGATTATTCATATTTTCTCTAAATGCAGGATCCTTCCATTTTTGTTTAATTGATTCGCTAGCACTTGCTCGTTTAATCGGATCTTTATTAACAATGTTCATTGTGTTATTAAATCGCTGCTTATCTATAGGATTCATATTATCCCACATTTTACTAGATCGATTTGACATCTCGTTTGGATTATTCTTAAAGTATTCAGTCATTTGTTTACTTTTAATATTTCTCCGGTCAGATGTCCAACTGTTCTTATTAGATATGCAACGCTCAATATATTGAGATTCAGTTAGATTATCCCACATTAATTGGGATCTCCTAGATCTTTCGATGCTACTTAATGATTTAATATGCTCAGATCTATCATCACAAAATTTCTTATATTTAACGGGATTGTTCTTTAATTTAATCCATCCTTTCTTAGCAGCTTTAGATATTAATTCAGTATTCTTAGATGTTTGACTTTTCATAAAATTCAAAGGACGTAATGTTGCTCTATTTATATATGCGTTTGCTAATAACTCATGTGAAAAAACATGATCACTATATAATAAATTAACTATATTCCAGCTATCGTTCTTATAATCTTTGAATAATGATCTAGGCAGAATATGATGATTTTCTGAATATCCGTCACATGTGCTTACATAATTTAGTGTAAAATCTAAATATTCATTTAGAAACTCAATTGAATCAGGTTCTCCTAATTCAGTGATCATTATATCTATAATTTTATTTTTCATATCAGTCACAGTCCTAATAGCTTTTAGTTATTTATTAGACTCTATCCATGAATTAGCAACATCGTCATCTAATGTTATATCTTTTGCTAATTTAACTTTTTTATTAGTTAGTGTAACTCTCTTAAATTGACTAACTTTAATTTCAATATCATCCGCAAACCTAAGTATTGTTTTTGCGCTAGGTTCTTCCATCACATTTTTTGCGTCTTCCCGATCTGGGGTTTCAACTCCTCCATCAATATAAAAAGTATTTGGGTTCCATTCTTTTATTGCATTGTGAATTCTAAATCCATACTCATTCTTAACATCTGAAAATAGTATCAATGTGTTCTTTCCAAATTTCTTAGTAATTCTACTTATGAATTCGATTCTCTCATTAGAGTCAAATATAATTTCCTTCTCTATTTCAAGCATACGTTTACCGAATTCCATAGGATCTCTGAATTGATCCTTTACTTTCTTACGTAACGTCTTGTTAGTTTGTATCTTTACATACTCGGCTATTCGTGGGTCATTCATATCATACTCGAGGAACACCTGCTTGATTTTAATATCAGGAGAGTAATCATTGTCCATTAGGAATTTAGCACTAAGTGTCATAACAAGTGGACCAGTTCTTTCTTGCATTGTATAGAAGTCAGAATACTCTAAATCAATTTTCATTGTTCCAGATAATCCAAGTTTATATTCCCAGTTTACACATGATGCTAAGATATCTCCAATTGACTGCCCACGTGCCTTGTGACAATTCGATACGCTAATTCCATTAGCTATATAATTATGGTTAAGTCCATCCTCTGATTTTATTCTAAGATTATATACATCACCTACATAATCTATTTTATTGATTGATTTAATTCTCATATAAATTGTTTTAATAATCTCTTTAACCTATCTTTTTCTAATTGATTTTCTAATATTTCATTACTGTAATTATCTTTGAACCATTTACCTGAGATGACTTTGAATTTAAAATCATTTAATTTCGCCCAATCTTTTGCTGCGCTGAACTTTATTTTATTAACTCGAGTCTCCTTTAAACTATCCGGTTTTATCTCATATAATATTTTATTATTAATATCGACAAAATCCATTACGTAATTATGAAATTCACCGTCTATAAAATATGGAACTCTTACTTTTTCGTATAATAAATTTGGATTGACAATTTGAAAATATGCATCCCATGATGATCGACATTTAACTATAATATCCTTTCCGTTTTGGTTAATATTAACCTTGCATCTGGATTTGGCCCAGCTATTAGTTACACATGGAGTCCATTCTCCGTTTGATATTTTAGCCTTTAGTGTATTAGAAATCTTCCGGTTTGCAGCATGTTTAGTTTCATCGGACATCTTATGACTATTGTTATTATCGCCAATCATATTATCAGATCTCCATTTATATAAACAATATCTAGAGCAGAAATTTTTATATCCTTGTCCAAAATTTTGAAACGTATTACTATTTCCACATCTGCAATATTTACCATTATTATCTAATAGGTGGTCGTATATATTTTGCTCTGTTATAATAGATATAGGGATGTTTATATTTTCCTTATTTAACCAATATATATATTTATCGTCTTTACACTTAAATCCATTCATCATAATGAAATATTTTCTATTTACTTTAATGTATTCGTAGAGTTCTAAGTTGCTCATCACTTATGATCTTTATTTTATTTATAATAGATTCATAAGAATTAATCATAAATTGATAGAATGTCATCATCTAATGTAAGAAGATCAACTCTTTTATATTCTCCGGATATTAATTTAACTTTATGGTTGCCCGTAATTTTTACTGTTTCATTATTATCTAATTCAAGTTCATACATTTGATTATTCTTTGATAAATTTTTATGTATATAATCAACTTCTCTATTCTCAATATCAAATGTATTATCATTAACAGTTTTTACAATATCTCCTTTTTGTATATCGCATATCTTTACAATATCTCCATTTGATTTAGTAATCATCATATCTGGGTGTAAACATTCATCTACACATACAACAGAGAAATCTGAGCATATATCCATGATCTTAGCGTTTGCTAGTTTACGCTTCAGGTTCATTAGATCAGTTTGACGCTTCTCCTCTTCTCCTTTCTTAATACCTTTCATGATTAAGTTCCCGAGTTTATTATCTAAACATTTAGGAACAAGATTAAGCATACTTTGATACGTTGTAATTAACATATCACATTTAGCAAATTTATCTGCGTCGAATTCTCCTTTCTTTCCTCCAACACAATGAATATTCCAATCAACTAATCCGTTAGAATATTGATGGAATGCCTTAGCCGTTTGATTAACTAGACTTACATTAGGTACAATCAGAAGCATCTTTGATTTCTTGTTAATTGTTCCTACATATTTTAGATAAGAAGCATATGTATAGAATATAGATGTTTTCCCACTCGATGTTGCGAGCTCCTCACAGCAAAACTTATACTTAAGTGCACGATATGCTCCTTCAAATTGATAATCTCTTGGATAGAATGGTTCACCCTTGTCAGTAAGTATACCTTTATATAAAGACTTGACGAATTTCTCATAATTATGTCTATTTAGTTTTAGGTCGAGCATTGGTTTTATTGCATCAACATCAGTAGGTATGTCATAATTAGCGGTGAAATTAGCTAATTCTTTCCATAACCCGATTGGAATTGTCCATTCCTTTGTCATAAAATGATCCATACCATCCCATGTTCCATTTTCAACAGCCTTATTAAAGTCCGCATCCTTTGACTTCTTTTTAAAGAAGCTATAAAGATAATCTCTATGTGAATTTAATTCATACGATACGACTTTAAGATTCTTTAAGTCATCCGTGACTTCTAATCTAATCATCTACATTCCTATCGTTTTTTCTATCTCAACTCTTGTTTTAATTCCATATAGTACGTTATCTACGGTTTTAATGGAATCAACAAAGAAGGATATTTGATTTTCTATAGTATCTACAATTTCTTTAATATTAGCGGTTGCGCCATCTATTAAAACTGTCTTTTCATTATATTGATATCTATGTTGTAAATTAGTAGAGATACTTTCCATCTGTTTAGCGCGTTCATTTCTATATTTACGTTTAACCGAGGAAAGATTTTCAATAAGAATATGATTATCTTCAAGTAATCGCTGTCTTAGTGATAGCATTTTAATCTGAACCTCTTTGAGCCCAGTCATACTTGACATTTTTTCGATACATTCTCTAATTTCTTGAGAAATATCACCACGTGTCTTTCCATACTTAGCTGCAATTCCATCTAATTTATCTGACATAAGTTAATTGATTTTGTATATTTTACTCATGTTTCAATATTAGTTTTAGAAGAGAGTTGTAATATTAGCTTATAAATTTGTAGTATTTTGAATCAATTGAGTAGAAATCATCACCATCAAGTTCATCTATGTTGTTTGACGTAAATAGATTTTCACCGATATCGACTCTTTCTCCTTGAATGTATAAGTCTGGATTATTTGATCCATATTCCGCGATTACAATTCTTAGAATATCAAAACGTTTGGTTAGTTTACGTACTCTTTTATCAAGATCAGTTCCTTCTCCGAATATAAAAACACTTGGATATAAATCAGCAGCATTATCAGATCTCTTTAGATGGAATGTTTGTTTGATATATTTTTCATCAAATAATTCACCCTTTATACATTTATCCAATGCTTCCTCTGTATTAAAGTCAATAATGATATATGGTAATTTAGATTGTATTGTATTACGAACGTCGGGCCATGAGTAGTGTTTTTCTAAACTCTTCTCTTCAAGGTCGGTATATTCTTCATATAAACGGATATATTTACGCATATAACTTCTTTTTGTTTATTTATTCATTAAATCAAACATATTAATTTAAGTGAAAGCTATTATAGTATATTATATGTAAACCAAATCAAATTATTATGATAGTATTATGTGAGGGGCCCCGTGGAGCGGGAAAGTCGCATTTGATTGACAATTTCTTCGCTCAAAATAATGATGATAGATTCATGTATTACAAATGGGACTTTGCGTCATTAGTTGAAACGCTTGGGCTTGAAGAAAAGGGTGAAGTTATTCATTATTTTAGTCTAGCTAATATATTAACAATTCTAGAAATGGGAAATACTATATTTAAAGATAAAGTATTAATATTAGATAGGTCAATATTCTCAGCATATGTGTGGGCTTTATATAGAAAGAGACTTATTAGACATGAATTAATCACTGAATTTATGAAGATATTAGATAGTCAATTATATTCTAACTGCAAATTAGTTTATATAACAAGAGATGACGGGATATCAGATTTTAACAGGGGTAATAAGGACATATTTGACAAGTATGAGAATTATAATCTAGAAAAGCAAGAATTTGATAAATTATTTAGTATGTTTAGTGAGTATATAGACAAACGCGAGGCTGGAAATTCAAATATTATCTTTAATAATATGTTCAATACTAAAAGTCAATATGAATTCAATAAATTATTAGGTAGTTTTGTTGATAAATAATAAAAAATTCATTGAGTGTGAAGAATCGCGTTAATAATTTTAAAAAGTTCGAAAGATTGAACGAACAAGACGAGGCTGTAAAAGCAGAGACATCACCACTAATAGGATATTCAGAAGATATGATAGTTAGCAGAATATCAGAGCTAATGGAGATAATGCCAGATAGCACTAAATTTGGAGTTCCTGCTGATAATAAAGGAGCATCATTATCATATAGAGATGCAAACGGAGCTATCCAGAAAATTCAAGATATTGCACATTACTATAACAGTAAGTCAGAAGAAGTAAAATTCTATTGCTGGAATATCAGTTATGCTGGATCTTGGGATGCTACTAAAAGTTTAAGAGAAAAGATCGATGAAGCAGGTGGATTCGGAACCGAGCAGAATATGAACCTTAAAAAGGTAATCAAATATTTTACAGCAAATCCTGAAGATGTAGATAACGTAAGAAGTTTATCAATTTCGATAGATGCTATGTCAATTAGAAAGAGCAAGGAAAGTAGTAGTGACGATTCTGCAAACTATCCACAACCTGATGAAACTGAAGGTAAAGATTAAGTATAAAACTCAATAACACTTTACAATATGGCAGGTATTAATAACTTAAAACTGGTACACGATAAAAAGGGAGATGATTTTTTAGATAATCTCCTTAATAATTTCGTTATAATAAATGAGAATATCGATGGAACTTTCTTTGGAGTTAAAAAGGATAAGGATACAGATAGATTTAGATATTTCAAGAAGTCAGGAGAGATTACGTATGTAGATCGAATGTTGATTAAATATTATAATCCTGCTATTTCTTACTTTGAGAACTTATCAGTTGAGAAGAAGCAACGAATCCCTTCTAATTTTTATTTTGGATTTGAATATGTAACAGGTAGAGATATGAAAGCATCTAATTTTTCTAGAATGCCTAAGAATAATTTAGTTCTTTCATATATTCATAGGTTAGGAGAAGATGGTAAGCCTGAGGAAACACTACAAACAAAAGATGATCTCGATAGATGGTCTTATTATTTAGATGTAGAACCGCCAGCTATTATATTCGAAGGTAAACTAGATGATGATCAAAAACGATCAATATTAGAGTTTGTGTATGCAAACACTTCTGAATTAGAAGATAAGTTCAAGACTATATCATTCACAAAATTTATTATTTCAGTCCTTAGTTCTACAGAAAGAGAATCGATTGTTAGACATGGGCTAGGCGGTGACATGGGTAGTATAATATTTAGATTTTATGATGAGAATGACGAGGATGCAAAAGCAAATGCATTTCTTGCTAAACTGGTGGATCCTATATTTTATAGTAAAGGAGAAACAAATAAGAAATCAAATACAAAGAAGTCAAATGATTATATTTGGCTAATTGTAATTGACCTTATGAACCGTATTGAGATGTACAGTGAAGATCAACTTAGACAATTATGTGAAGGCGACAGTGAATATGATGAGAAATACGTTAAATTAATGAACTCTATATTTAAAGACTTTATTAAAGATTATTCGTATAAGTATGACGGACTTCAATTAGACGTTCCAGAGTATTTAAAGAGACCTGAATTTGAGGTTGACTTTGATCTAATAAATGATGAGGGTGTCATTAAACATGTTAAAGGTAATGATACATTTAAAGAAATATACAGAATATTAGTAAACTTCTTTAGGAAACCTAGAAAGAAGTCAACATCTAGCTTTTTTAATGATTCATTATTAACTCAACTTAATATTCAAATAAAGAAGATTAAGAGGGTTATAATGGGAGACGTTTTATATGAGGGACTATTTCCTTCATTTGGAGAGTTTGTAGGAGATTCGGTTTTCGTAGGAGAACATGAAAACTTAGAAAAGAAATCTAAAGGTAAAAAAGTTAAAGTAAAAAAAGTGAATGTATTAATTGGAAATTTTCAACCTATACATAACGGACATATCAAAGCTGCTGAAAAGTTAAAGGAGAAGAATGGATTACCGTGCGTTCTAGTTGCGATAGTGCAAAAGAATAAAAGGTACCCATTCTCAGAAAAATCTGTTTTAATAATGCTTAATAAAGTGCAACAATCAAATTCTGAGTTGTTTTCAGATGTAAGAATTGTAAAAGTAAGTACTATTAAAGAGATTCTATGTGAGCTTAGACCTAATTTTGATCCTATCTTATGGGGATCTAGTGCTAGAAATATTAAAGATTATGTACTACAGATGGATTATATTAAGAAGAAGGATATTCCATTGAGAATATCAGATGAGTTTAAATTAATAGAAGTTCCAAGTTATCAAAAAACAGATGATGTGATCACATCTATTGAAAACGGAGATTTTAACACGTTTAAAGATATTGTACCAGGTGCAATAAGCTCAGAGTTTTTTAACTTACAGAAGGAGTTAGATTTCTTTGAAAAGTAGTGTATACATGTTGCAGTTGTGTTAATTAGCATCAGACAATTAAAACCCTTACCATTTCTAATGATATAATAAACAAAGAAATACATATATGAGATTTAAAGAACTAACGCAAGCGAATACGGATTTTATAAAACACACATATTTAGATAAGTCTATCAAATGGGACGACAGAATGATAATGTTAACCGAGTATACTAAAAAATCACGTAGGACAGTTCAAAAATGGATTCCTAAACTGGGTCTTAAACAGCAACCTGATATTGAATCTCCAGAGTTTGAAAAAGCAAAGACTAAGAAATTTAATTCAAATAAGAATAGATTTATAATTACATGGGCTCAGAATAATACGCCAGTGCATGAAGTATTCTTAAAGAACATTGAATCATATGCTAAACATATTAGTGCAGATATACATGTAATAGCAGGTAGATATAAAAATCCAACTTCTATATTTTCGGATAAAGAGCATGACACATGGCACCATTCAGTATCTATGTATTTAGACGCAGCTAGACATGATGTACATAAATATCTTTCTATTATGTCAGATGTTAAAGTGCAACCTACTGCAATTAATCCTATGACAGGAATGACAGGAATGTCTGGTATTAATTCGTGTGTGTTTGGATCGCCTAGATTACAATTAGAAATGATTCCAGTACTAGAGGGGTGTAAACCTAAAATGATGATGACAACCGGATCATGTACAAAGGCTAATTATACAGATTCTAAATCTGGAAAACAAGGAGAATTTCACCATACCTTAGGATTTGTTGTTATTGAAATTAAAGATGATGATACATTTTTTGCTAGACAAGTTTCAGCTGATATTCATGGTAACTTTACGGATTTATATAACGATGTATATTTTGACGGTGTTAAAAGTGATATAGATTTTAGTAATGAGGATTTTCCAACAATTGCTAGAACAAAATGGATGAAGGCTAATTTTGGTGAAAAACCTACAACGTGGATAGGAGATTCAATAATTAACAGAATAACTGAAATAGATGCATGTGTATTAGGAGATCTACATTATGGTAACGAAGATCTTGAAGTAATAAAGGGAACCAAAACATTATTAGCTAATTTAGTTCCACATCATGTTATATTACATGATGTGTTTGATGGTAGTTCAATTAATCACCATGAATCAAAGGATCCATTTGCTCAATATAGAAATGAGGTTAAAGGAACTAATGATTTAAAGAAGGAAGTTGATTATATGTTGAATCAATTAGAAATGTTTAAGAAATATAACAACGTGGTTGTAGTTAGAAGTAATCACGATGATTTCTTAGATAGATGGTTGAAGAATGAAGATTGGAAGAAGATGCCTACTGCTAAGAATTCAATGGAATATATGCAATATAGTCAAATACTTCTTAGACAGTATGGAGAAGCTCCACAGGTTAAGGGAGTTATTCCTGAGTTAATCAATAATGTTTATCCAGAGTTCATAACGTTAGGTAGGAGTGATAGTTATATTGTTAATGGATGGGAATTAGCATGCCATGGAGATATTGGATCAGGTGGATCAAGAGGATCACTTCAGCAATTTAGAAAACTTAATACTAAGATAATAACAGGACATTCACATACTCCAGGTAGGAAAGACGGAGCATTGGCCGTCGGAACTTCTACTATTATGCGAGTGGGTTATAATATTGGTCCAAGTAATTGGTTTCAATCTCACGTTATTATACACAAGAGTGGAAAGGCACAACATATTCACTTTGTTGATGGTGAATACTCAACATTTAAGTAAATAAATAAATAAAATAACTGCACA